ATCGGCCGCTTTACGTCGGGCTCGCCGCGGAGCTCGTCGCGCCGTCGGGCTCGACGATCGCGCCGGCGGAGCTCCTCGAGGCTCTCGAGCGCGTGCGCCGCGCCTGGGCGCCGGCGCTCGTCGTTTGGTCGCGCTCGGCCGCGGTCGCGAAGCATCTCGAGGCCTGGGCGCTCGAGGCGGATATCGCGACGCTCGCGCTCACGCCGACGGATCTCCGCAACGGCTCCGAGCTCTTCCGATCGGAGCTCGTCGGGCACCGGCTCGAGCACGCCGCGGATCCCGTGCTCGACGTGCAAGCGCGCCGAGCTCGGCCGTCGGGCCCGCTCGAGGCGGGCTCGTGGTACTTCAGCATCCGCGAGAGCCGCGGCGCGATCGATGCGCTCCGGGCCGCCGTATGGGCCGCGTGGGGCGCGCTCTCGCCGGAGCTCGCCGGCGGACAAGCCGAGATCTTCTAGCGTCGCGCCTGGGCCCGAGAAACGGCCGGAGCCGGCCGCTACTGCCGTCGCGGGCCCCTACTGCCGCCGCTAGGACGGCCGGCGTAGGTTGCCGGCGTGGGGCTACTCGACGGGCTACGCGGATGGGTGCGGGCGCGGCCGTCGGAAAGCGATCTCGAGGGCCGGATCGCGTGGGCCGCTGAGAGCCGCGAGCTCGGGCTCGCCGACTATCTCGGGATCCCGGCCGTCGCGCGGGCCCGGCAGATGATCGTCTCGATCATCGCGCAGCTCGAGCCGGTCGCGTGGCGCAACGGCTACCCTCTCGCCGAGCAACCGCGCGTCTTGACGCGGCCGGCGCCCGAGATCACGCGGCAGGAATACGTCGCGCAGCTGGTCGGCGAGCTCTTCGATCATGGAAACGCGGCGCTATGGCAACCGCGCACGGGCCGCGACGCCGCCGGCCGGGCCGAAGTCTCGATCGTGCTCCCGTTCGACGACGTGAGCGTCACGTGGGCCGACGCGAGCAAAACGGCGCGCCGCGTGGCCTGGGCCGGCCGGGATCTCGAGGTCGGCCGCGACGTGCTTCTCGTCTCGATCGGGCGCAAGCCGGGCGAGCTACTCGGGCGCTCGCCGCTCGCCGCGATCGAAGACGCGCTCGCGCGGATCCTCGCGGCCGAGCTGTACGCGGGCGATTGGTTCGAGACGGGCGCCGTCCCGAGCGTGACGCTCAAGTTTGACGGCGTGCTCACGGATCCCGACGCCGAGAAGATAAAAGCAAAGTGGATCCAGAATCACCGGGACCATAGCCCGGCCGTGCTCCCTCGAGGCTGGGATCTCAAAGAGACGGGCGCGGATCCTGGGAGCTCGCAGCTGCTAGAAACGCGCAAGTACGGCGCGCTCGAGGTCGCTCGAGGCCTGGGCATCTTCCCGGCCGAGCTGCTACTCGCCGAGCTCGGCGGCTCGTCGCTCACGTATCAAAACGTCGCCGAAGCGCTAATGACGCTCGCACGCGTGACGCTTCAGCCGGTGTACCTCGCGCCGATCGAAGAGACGCTCTCCGATCTCCTGCCCGGCACGCAAGCCGTGAGATTCAATACGTCGGAGCTCGAGCGGCTCGGCACGTCGGCGCGCTGGGCGAGCTACGCGACCGGGCTCGGCGCGGGCTTTATCACGCCGGAGCAAGTCGACCGCTGGGAGGGCTGGGAGCGCGGCGCGCCGCTCCCGATCCCGCCGCCGCTCGCTCCGACGCCGAGCGCTCCGGAGGTAACGATCAATGCCGGATAACGACGAGATCCTCACGACGGCCGCGCATGAGGCGCCGATCCTGGTCCGCTCCGAGAGCGAGCGGCTCGTCGAGCTGCGAATCATGCCGTGGGGCGTCGTCGGCCGGACGACGGAGGGCGCCGAGCGCTTCCGACGCGGCGCGTTTCGCGGCGTGCGGCCGGCCGACGTGACGCTCGAGGCGATCGGGCCGCACGGCGCCGACGCCGGCGTAACGCTCGTGGGCCGAGCGATCGAGCTCGACGATCGCGACGACGGGCAGTACGGGACGTTTCGCGTCTCGCGCACGCGCGCCGGCGACGAGCTCCTCGAGCTCGCGACCGACGGCGTATATCGCGCCGCGTCGGCCGTCTTCTCGCCGATCTCGAGCCGCGTCGGGCTCGACGGGATCATCGAGCGTCAATCGGCGCGGCTCCGCCGCGTCGGGATCGTCGAAAACGGCGCCTATCCGGGCGCCGAAGTGCTCGCCGTGAGAGCGGCGCCAACGGGAGGTAACGCGATGCCGCGCAACGAGACGAATCCGCCGACGGAGCCCGAGCCCGAGCCCGAGCCCGCTCCCGAGCCGCCGGCGCCCGGCGGCGTCCGCGTCGCCGTCGATAGCCCGGAGATGCTCGGCCGAATGGAAGATCTCCGCCGGGAGATGCTCGGCCGCTTTACCTCGCTCGAGGCAAGCACGGGGCGCGCCGGCGGGCCGCATCCGCTCGCGCGCTGGGCGACGTTCGGCGAGTACCTCGCGGATGCGTCCGGCGATCCCGACGCCGCGGTCATCCTGGCGCGCGCGCTCGCCGATCAGACAACGGCCGACAATCCCGGCGTCACGCCGCCGACGTATCTCTCCGAGGTCGCCGGGATCATCGCCGCGAATCGGCCGGCGATCGCCGGCTTCGGCGGGCCGCGGAGCCTGGGCGATTCGGGTATGTCGCTGCACTTCCCGTACTTCGACGGCAATCTCTACGCGCTCGTCGCGAAGCAAGCCGCCGAGAAGACGGAGATCACGAGCGTCAAGGTCTCGCTCAAAGACGGGAGCTTCCCGATCGCGACGTTCGCCGGCGGGAGCGATATCAGCTATCAGCTCATCCGCCGGAGCTCGCCGAGCTACCTCGAGGCCTACGGCCGGATCATGCTCGCGGCCTGGGCGCTCGTGACGGAGCGCGAGTTTGAGCTCGATCTCTGGAGCTCCGGCACGGGCTCGATCGTGTTCGTCCCGATCGGCGCGACCGATGCCGCGCTCCGGGCGGCTTTCTTCGAGGCATCCGCGGCCGTCAAGCGCGCGACGGGCGCGCCGGCGACGGTCGCGCTCGCCGCGTCGGATGTGTTCGGCTCGATCGGCGGGCAGCTCGTCCCGCCGGCGTACGGCACGTCGAATGTCACCGGGACGGCGCAAGCGTCGACGCTCCGCGTCAACGTGAGCGGGCTCGAGGTCGCCGAAGCTCCGGATCTCCCGCTCGGGCAGATGTTGTTTTCGAATCAGCTCGCGGCCGGCTGGCACGAAGACGGGCCGCTCGTCGCGACGGCCGAAGATGTCGCGCGCCTGGGCCAGAATCGCGCGTATTGGTCGATGGGCGCGTCGGGCGTGCTCATCCCGGCTGGCATCGTCAAGACGAGCGCGGTCGCTGGGCGAGCCGGCGCGAGCTCGAGCAAGAGCTAGGCCGGCCGTATGGCCGAATGGGTGACGGCCGACGAGATCCTCGCGCAATCGGGCGCGTATTCGGATCCGTCGGCCGCGACGCCGGCCGATCGTGAATGGGCGGAGCTGTGCGCCGGCGCCGTCTCGGCTGGGATCGATGAGCGGCTCGAGGGTACGGCCTGGGTCGCGCTCCCGATCGAGCCCGCGCCGGCGCTCCCGTTTGAGCTGCGCTGGGCGGCTCTCGGCGCCGGCGTCGAGAGCTACAAACGGCGAGAAGCGACGTTCGGGCTCACGGGCTACGTCGACCTTCAGGGCGCGGCGATCCGCGTCGCGCGCGACTACCTCGAGGCGGTCGCGCCGATCGTCGCGCGCTACGCGACCGTCGGGCTCGCATGAGCTCGATCATGGACGCTCGCGCGAAGATCCTCGCGGCGCTCGAGGGCGCCGGGATCCGGACGGCGACGACGGGACAGCTCTCGGCGCCCGTCGTGCACGTCGAGCCCGGCGATCCGTGGACGGAGCCGCGCCGGCTCCCTGGGCGCGTCACGCGCTGGCGGCTAACGGCGATCGCCGGCCGGAGCGATAGCGAGGGCTCATACGCGCAGCTCGGCGAATACGTCGAGCTCGTCGACGTAGCGCTCTTGGCGGTCAAAGGGTGCTCGCTCCCGAGCTGGGCGAAGCCGACCGACTACACGATCGCCGGCGTCGCGTATGCCGGCACGGTCGCGACCGTACAGCTCGCGAGCTCTTGATCGGGAGGTAGCGCTATGGGATCGCCGCTCTTCATGCGTGACGTACAACTCACGCTCAAGCTCTCGGCCGATGCCGTCGGGGCGCCGGTCGAATACAACTGCGACGTATCGCTCGTCGAGATCATCCCGACGCCGGGCTCCGACGTGACGTATTCGACGCTGTGCCCGAGCGGGAGCTACTCGAGCGTCGGGAAGACGACATACGCGCTGCACATCGTCGCCGCGCAGGATTGGGACGCCGCCGACGGGCTCGCGGCTTTCCTCTGGGATCACGACGGCGAGCTCGCGGCTTTCACGTATCAGGCTCACGGCGCCGCGACGGTTCCGTCGGCCGCTGAGCCCGGCATGACGGGCGAGGTCCGGCTCATCGCCGGCAACTACGGCGGCGCCGTCGACACGTACGCGGAGCTCGACGTGACGCTCCCGTGCTCGAGCAAGCCGACGAAAGCCGTAGCGGCGTTTCCCGCGGTCGAAGAGGCGGAGCTCGCCGAAGCGGTCGCGTAGTGGCGGCGAGCAAGGGCCGCGTATCGGTCTCGGGCGTGCGCGAGGTACAGCTCGCAATGCGCAAGCTCGACGCCGACGCGGCCGATCTCAAGAGCGCGCATCGCGCCGTCGCGGCGTCGCTCGTGCCCGGCGTCGCGCAGCGCTCCCCGCGACGCTCGGGCGCTCTCGCGGCGAGCTGGTCGCCGGGCGCGACGAAAACGCGGGCCCGGATCACGAGCTCGCGGCCGTACGCCGGCGTCATTGAGTACGGCTGGGCGAAGCGCGGGATCGAGCCCGCGCGGATGGTCCGCGATACCGTCGAAGCGTCGCGCGACGAGATCCTCGCGAGCTACGCCGATGAGCTGGCGCGCCTGGGCGCCGCGGCCGGATTCCGCGTCAAGTGAGCGACTATCCGGAGCCGCGCCGCGTCGTGCTCACGCTCGCCGATACGCGCCGGCTGACGATCCTCGAGCGGGCCCGCGCGTGCGCGCTCGTCGGGATCGGCGAGCGGGAGATCGGGCCGCTCCTCCGGATGGTCGCCGCGAAGCAAGGCGACGCGGCCGCGCTCGTGACGGGCGCGACGCTTCTCTACGCGATCGCCTATGAGCTCGAGCTCCGGCTCGATCGCTCGCTCACATGGGAAGAGGCGCAAGCCTGGGATCTCGCGCTCGATCTCGAGAGCGCGCCCGACGCGATCGCCGAAGCCGAAGCGCGCGCGTCGGTCGAAGCGTCGCTCGCGACCGGGCTCGCGCCGGCGATCGCCGGCGATCTCACGCTCGCACAGCTCGACGTATACGCCGAGCGGCAACGGGACGCCGAGCGGCGCGCGAAGCGTCCGGCGAGGGCGCATCGATGAGCGTCGCGCTCGTCGTCGACATCATCGGCGACGCGTCGAAGCTCGCGAAAGAGCTCGACTCGAGCGAGAAAGATGTCGGCTCGTGGGGCGCCGCGCTCGGCGGCTCGACGGTCAAACTCGCCGCCGTCGCCGGCGCGGCCGGGATCGCCGTAACGGCAATCGCCGGGATGACCGAAGCCGCGGCCGCGGATCGCGACGAGCAAGCGAAGCTCGAGCAAGCGATCAAAGCCGCCGGCGCCGCGACGGGCGACTACGCCGCGGAGGTCGAAGCGGCGATCGCCGTCGGGCAGGACAAAGCGTTTTCCGATTCCGAGACGCGCGCCGCGCTCACGTCGCTTGTCACGGCGACGGGCGACGTAACGACGGCGACCGCGGATCTCGCGCTCGCTCAAGACGTAGCGCGTTTCGCGGAGGTCGATCTCGCGACCGCGGCCGATGCCGTCGCGAAAGCGCACGCCGGGCAGGACGGCGCGCTGCGAAAGCTCATGCCGGGACTCGAGGCGGGCGCGACGGCGACCGACACTCTCGCAGCTGCGCAAGCGACCGCGGCCGGCCAAGCCGATCTCTACGCGAATAGCACCGAAGGGCTCGCGACGCGCTCGAAAGATTCACTCGGCGAGCTCTCCGAGACGATCGGGAGCGTCTTCCTCCCGATCCTCGACGCGATCCTCCCGGCGTTGATTCCGATCCTTCAGGCTTTCGCGCAGCTCGTGACCGCGCTCCTGCCCGTGCTTATCCCGCTCGTGAATCTCGTCGCCGGCGCGCTCGGGAAGATCGTTCCCGTGCTGGTAACGCTCGTCGGCTGGCTGGTCAAGCTCATAACGTGGGTCGAAAACGCGATCGGCGCGATCGGCCGGCTTCTCGAAAAGCTGAATCCGTTGAGCGGGATCAAGCTCCCGTCGCTTCCGAGCCTGGGCGCCGCGACGAGCTCCGCCGGCGCGTACGGCGTCGGGCCCGCGGCGACGAGCTCCGCCGCGGCCTACGCCGGCGCGCCCGTCGTGAATGTCTACACGACGGGCGACGGGATCGAAGCCGAGCAAGCCGTCGTGAGAGCGCTCCGGCGCGTCTCGCGGATCAACGGCGGCGTAGTGCCCGCGCTCGGCTGGGCCGGCGGCTAGTGCCCGAAGAGATCGTCCCGATCGGGCCGGGCCCGGAATCGGTCGGCGTGCTCCTCTGGGCCGCCGGCGCCGATACGGCGCGCTGGGATCGCTCAACCTGGGACGGCGGCCGTTGGGGTGCGGCCGCGTGGCGCGCGGTCGGCTGTGACGTGGGCGAGGTACAGCTCACGTGGGGCGCGAGCTCCGAAGCCGGGATCCTGAGCGTCGCCGACGCCGGCGAGCTTGACGCGATGACAATCGATCCGGAGCGCGAGCTCGATCCGCTCAACGCGGCGAGCCCGTACTACGGGAGCGTCCGGCCTGGGACGCCGATCCGGCTCGTCGGCTATGCGCCCGACGAGATCGCCGTCGCGACGGCGTATGTCGACGAAGTGAGCTTCGATCTCGCGAGCTCGCGCGGCCGGATCCGGGCGCTCGACGGGATCTCATATCTCGCTCAATCGCAGCTGCCCGCCGGCGTCGTGCTCCCCGATACGCTCCGGGCCCGCGTGCGCGCCGTCGTCGAAGCCGTCGGCCTGGGCGGCGTCGTGCCCGTTGAGCCCGAAGCGCGGATCCTGAATCAGCTCGTGAACGGCTCGTTTGAGGATGGGGCCGGCGATCTTCTCGCCGGCGCGGGCTCGTTTGAGGATGGGTCGCTTGCCGCGTGGGGCGGGCCGTCGGCGCGTAACTCGAGCGTTGGCTATGGCGGCGCGCCCGACGGCGGGCGCGTGCTGCGGATCCTGGGCGACGGCGCCGCAAACTATCCGAGCTGCACGACGAGCGCGATTATCCCGGTCCGCGGGGGCGCGTGGCTCTCGCTCGTCGCGTCGGCCGCGATGGCGCAGGGCGCCGGCGTCGGCGCTCGGGTCCGGATCGATGCGTATAAAGCCGGCGTCGCGACCGGAGCTCAATACTCGATCAGCTTCCCGGCCGGCGCCGTCAACGCATGGGCGACGCGCCGCAATGACGCGATCGCGCTCGCGGCCGACGCCGACGGGATCCGCGTCTGGTGCTACATCGACGGGCCGGCCGTCGCGGCGTCGGTCGGCTGGTTTTTCGACGCCGTGACCGTGCGCGACCGTACGCCGGTCGGCTGGGGCGCGAGCGGCGTCGTCTCGCCGTCGGGCTGTATCCCGTTTGACGGAGCCGTCGACGGCGATCGCGTCGCGCGGATCGTGGGCGGCGCCGGATATCCGAAGCTGATACGCGGCTTCCCGGCCGAGCCCGGCGGGACGTATACGCTCGTCGGCTACACGCGCCGCGATACGGGCGCCGGGCTCGCCGGCACGATCGGGATCGGGCTCCGAAACGCGAGCGGGGGCGGCGTCGGCGGGCCGGGCAGTAACTACGTCACGGCGTCGGGCGCCGATGCGACGGCCTGGGAGCGGATCGAGATCATCTACACCGTCCCGACGGATGGATCCGTCGCGTCGATCGAAGCCGATTGCCGGCTCAATGCGTCGGCGACGGTCGCCGCCGATCAGCCGATCTTTGACGCCGTGACGCTCACCGGGCCCGTCGTCGGGACGACGCTCGAGCCCGATCCGCCGGTCGCGCCGTATGACGCGTCGCAAGCGCGCCCGGCGTGGCAGGTCATAACGGACGCCGCTCAAGACGCGCTGACGTTCGTGTGGGTCGATCCGCTCGGCGAGCTCCGCTTCCGATCGTTCGGAGGGCTCATCGATGCGCCGATCAACGTCGGGTGCCCGCCGGCCGACGCCGACGCCGGCGAGATGTGGCTCGAGGGACTCTCGACGCTCCGCTCGACGGCGGCCGGCGCCGGCGTGCGCAATAGCGTGCGGGCCTACTCGAGCGCGCTCGAGCGCGAGGCTCCCGAGCTGGGCCGGCCCGACGCCGGCGCGCCGAAGCCGATCGAGCCGGCCGCGCCGAAGCCGATCGAGCCGGCCGGCCCGGATCCGGAGCCGCGGGCGGAGCCGCGCGCGGCAACCTGGGCGCCGGCCGTCACGGATCCCGTGAGCGTCGCGAAGTACGGGCCGCGGCCGTTTGACGTACCGCGCGTCGTGCCCGGCTTCTCGACGTTCGCGTCGCGCGTGCTCGCCGATCGGAGCGATGCCGGGCTCGAGGTCGGCGTCGGCGAGCTCCGGCCGTACGACGAGCTCGAGCTCGCCGCGCTTCTCGAGACGGGGCTCGGCGGGCCCGCGACGATCCGCGCTCGAGACGACGCGCACGGCGAGCCCGTCGATCTCGATCTCGCGATGATCGGCGCATCGATCGGCGTCTCGCCGGCGGGCTGGCGCTTCGGGCTCGTGACGTTTCTCTCTCGCGTGGCCTGGGATGCGATCACGCCGCCGCCGGAGCCCGTCACGCCGCCGGCGGGCGCGTGGCATACGGAAACGCGGAGCTACGTCGCGACGAGCGACGCGCTTCTCGCGCTCACGTCGGGCGGCTCAAAGTACGGCGCCGGCGCGTCGAGCTCGCTCCCGGTCGGCGCTTGGTCCGGCTGGACGTATCGCGCGCTTCTCGGCTTCCCGGCGATCCCGTGGGCGAAGATCCGCGCCGTGCGCACGGCGACGCTCAAGATGCAAACGAGCGATCAGGTCCGCGTGGGCTTCGGGAGCACGCCGAAAGCGCAGCTGCTACGGATCACGTCGGGATGGTCGGCCGGCTCCGCGTCGACGCCGAGCTCGGGAAACGCGGTGGTATGGCCTGGGCCCGCGACGACGAGCTCGGGCGCCGTGACGGCCGCTCTTCCGAAGGGTGAAAACGCGGCCGCGGCGATCCGCTGCGACGCGATCGTCCGGGCCTGGGCGCCGGCGTCGGCCGGCGGATCCGGCGCGCCGCAATACGGAATCGAGCTGCGCGAAGCGTCGAGCTCGACGAGCAATACGGGCGAGGTATGGCCCGTCGAGCGTGGCGGATCCGCGCGGCCGACGCTCGAGCTTGTGCTCGAGGTCTTCGATTAGCGGGAGGTACTAGCTATGGCGGTTCCTGCGCGCCCGGCGTCGGGCGCTCCGATCGATTCAGCGTGGGGCGGGATCGTGCACGACGCGGCCGTCGCGCTCGACGTGCAATACGGCACGGTTGTTACGACGCACAGCTCGCAGCAAACGAGCGCGATCGCTCAAGTCACCTTCCCGCGGCCGTTCGCGGGCCCGCCGGTCGTCGTGCTCGGCTGTGGAAACTACAACTACAGCGCCGCGCTCAATCCGTCGCCGACGGCGACGGGCTTCGGCGTCGCTACCTATCGTTTCTCGGGCGCCGTGAGCGGCACGGTCCCGAATCAATGGGTCGCGATCGGGCCGCGGGCCTAGCTCCGATGCCGCTCTCGTGGCGGATCCGGAATCGGCTCGCCGAGATCCTCCCGCGCGGGCTCGCCGTCGCGCTCCGGATCCGCCGGCTCTCGCCGGCCGGCCGCTACTGGCCGGGCCCGTTCGCGCGCGTCGACGTGCCGCCGATCGATACCGGCGGCGCCTACCGCGCGAAGCATCGCCGGCAGGATCCCGCGGTCGATCCGACGGAGCCCTACGGCGGCGAGAGCTCGAGCACGGGCTCCGATCATGGATGGTCGGGATGCACGATGAGCGCGGGCGCCGACGCGATCGCGTATCAGCAACCGCGCGGCGCCGTGACGCCGTGGGGCGGCGATCTCCGCCACCGGCAAACGGATCTTTCGGGCGGTACGGATCTCGTCGATCTCCGGACGGCCTGGGCGGCGTACGGCGAGACGCTCACGATCAAGACGGGCTCGGGCTGGTCGGCCGTCGTCGCGGCGCATAACGAAGGGCGCGCGATCGTCGCGCAGGGCGAAGGAAACGTGCCCGGCTCCGAGAGCTTCGACGGGGCGCACGCGTGCGCGATCGCGCCCGAGACGCACAGCTCCGGCGATTGGCTCTTCGGCGATCCGCTCGCGACCGATTGGCAATGGGTGAGCCCGTCGAGCATCCGATCATGGATGGAAGCGCTTAGCTCGAGCTGCTACTACGCGGTCGGCGAGAAGCCGCCGAGCTCGCCGGCGCCCGAGCCCGAGCCGCCGGCTCCGCCGCCGGCGCCGACATACGGCGACGGCTACGCCGCCGGGCACGTCGACGGCTACCATGCCGGGCAGCTCGCCGGCGACGCCGAGCGCGCCGATCTCGTTTTCCGATCGTGGGATCCCGGCCGGCCGTTTGAGCCCGAGGGCGACGCCGGCGGGCGCTGGGATCGCTCGGCCTGGGCCGCCGAGACATACGATCCGGGCTCGAGCTGGGCCGGCGCGCCGGTCGCCGGCGGGCTGTGGGATCTCTCGGCCTGGGCCGGCGTCGTCGTCGACGGCGCGCCGTGGGCGAGCTGGCCGCTCCCGCTCGAGATGGTGTATCGGGCGCAGTACGCCGCGGCGTGGGGCGCGGGCGCCTGGGCCGGCGCGCTGTGGCGCGAGTAGCGCTCGGCGCCGCGGCGCTCGTTGTGATGGGCGCGACGATCTCCGGCGGGCCCTTCCCGATCGAGGCGCGCGTCTCGATCCTGGGCGCGTGCGCGGCCGTGCTCGTGTATCTCGTCGAGCTCGAGCGGCGCGCCGGGCGGTAGAGTGAGGGCGCCGGCGCCGCGACCGGGCTCGAGACCTACCGCGACGCCGGCATCGATCCGTCGGAATCCCGGCGGGCCCTGAAACCGTAGCGCCGCGGCCGTCGACGCGTCAATGACGGAAACGGGCGGCAGTCTTGACGCGGCGCGGTATCCTCATCTCTCCGGGCTCGACGACGGCGGCACGATGCCGCTACCGCTACGGGGCCCGATCGATGGACGGACATAACTCTCTCGTGAGCCCGCGATCGCCACTCACCTTATCGGCAGTAACGCGCCCGAGCCGTAACGGCTCGAGGTCGGCGCGCCGATGCCGCCGTTGCGGCTCCGAGCTCCCGGCGGGCTCCCGTCGTGACGCCGCGTGGTGCTCGAGCGCTTGCCGCCAAGCCGCGCACCGGGCGCGCGCAGCTGGTCGGCCGGTCGCGGCGATCGCGCCGAGCCTGGGCGGTCCTGGGCCCGTTGACGGCCGGGCCGATAATCGGGAATCCACGGCGCAGGGCGATGAGCTCGAGCCGGCCGGCGCGCGCCGTGGGATCCGGGCTCGATCGGAGCCGCGGCCGATCGCCGCGCCGCTCGCCGCTGTGCCCGTGGCGAATCACGTACACGACGCGCGCTTGTGCGCGACGTGCATCGCTCGCCGATACCTCGAGATCCGGCCCGCGCCGCGCGCGAGGATCTCGCCGACGCTCATCGCCGCGCGGATCCGCGCCGACGGCGGCGACGTATGGCCGGCCGTGCTCGCGCTCGGCGTGAGCTACCGTCACGCGCTCGAGATCCGGGCCGGTTGGCGCGGCGCTCGCCGGCTCGCCGAGCCGATCCCGTACCGCGCTCGAGGATGGATCTCCGGCCGCCGGCCGGGCTGGTCCGAGCGCTCTCTCCGGATCATCGCGGGAGGTCGCCGGGCCGAGCGGAGCGCGTCGGCGTGACGCCGAGCCGGCCGTACTGGCGGGCGCTCGGCTGTGTCGCCGAGCTCGTCTCGTTTCTCGTCGTGCTCGCCGCGATCCTCGAGCTCGTGCTCTTCCTGGGCGCGCTCACGACGTCGGGCCCGTCGTGAGCTCCCCCGGCGCGACGGGCCCGAGCTGGGCCGCGCAGCTCGCCGCGACGATCTCGGCGCTCCGCGATGTGCGCTCGATGATTCTCGAGCTGCACGCGCGCGCCGCGGTCCTGGGCGAGACGCTCGACGATCTCGTCGAGCGCGTCGTCGACGAGCACGCCGAAGAGATCCGGCTCGAGGGCGAAGCGCACGCCGCGACGATCGCCGAGCTCGCCGCGCTCGCCGCGACGCTCGCCGCCGAGCGGGATCCCGTGACGCCGCCGCTCGAGCGCGAGAAGCTCCCGTGACGGATCCGACCGCGGCCGAGCGAGCTCGCCGCTACCGCGCGCGCCGGCGCGAGCGTGACGCGAGCGTGACGCTACGGGAGCCCGAGCTCGTCGCCGTCGTCGGGCAGCTCGTCGCCGAGCTCCGCGTGCTCTCCGCGCTCATTCGCGCGGACTATCCACAATCGGCGCCCGCTGTGGAAAACCGTGACGGCGAGAGCGTCACGCCGGCCGACCGTGACGTAACGGAGCGTCACGCTCCGGAGGGCGCGCCCGCGCCCGCGCGCGTAGGGGCGCGGCTCACGGGCCCTTCGGGCCCTAGTGAGCCGCTCGCTTCCGACCGTAACGGCGTCACGCCGGCCGAGCCGCGGATCCTCGAGCTTCTCGCCGCTGTGCGTGAGCCGCCGTCGATCGGCTCGATCGCCGACGCGCTCCGGATCCCGTCGTCGGAGGTCGCCGACGAGCTCGTCGCATTGCAACGAATCGGCCGCGTGCGCCGGATCCCGGCGACGCTTCCCGGCGATCGCGACCGCTGGGCGCTCCTGGGCGTCACGTCGCCGAGCGAGACGATCCGCTGTACGGCGTATCGGGAGCACGCGACGAGCGGACATCGGCGAGATCCGGCGTCGGGCCGATTCCGCTGCTACCTATGCGAGCCCGAATCCGAGCCGGCAAGCGACGCATATCGCGCCGCGTCGCCGGCCTAGCCTGGGAGGTCGTCGAATGATCGAGACGAAAGACGGAGCGCGGCTCCTCACGTCGAGCGAGGTCGCCGAGCGGCTCCGCGTGAGCTCGCGCCGGATCCGCCAGATCTCCGCGCGAGATCTCCCGTACGTACAGCTCGAGACGCGCGGCCGGCGAGCCTACGCCGAGCGCGACGTGCTCGAGTACCTCGAGCGTAGGACGGTCCGCTCGTGACGGCGCCGGCTTTCGGCGAGCCCGCCGAGCCGGTCCGGATCGAGACGCCGGCCGAAGTCGACGTAGTGCTCGTGTGCCCGCGATGCGGCGCGATCGAGAGCGTCGGCGCGAAGCTCGCGACGCGCCTAGTTATCGATCAGGGCGCCGGCTCGTCGCTCTCGCTCCGGGCGCGATCGCTCAAGCTCTCGCACAGCTGCGAGCAAACGACGCTCGAGCTACTCGCTCGAGATCGGGGCGATACGTGAACGGCTCCGAGCTCGTCGCGCGCTGGGGTCGGCGCGACGAGCGGTACGCCGAGCATCCGCGGCCGCTCTCCGACGGCGAGATCGAAGCGATCCGGGCTCACCGTGAGCGCGAAGCGCGCGCGATCGCCGGGCCGATGAGTGAGCCGCTCGTGAATCAAGCGCGCTCCTGGTCGCCGCCGTTCGCGTACGGCCGATGAGCGAGACGCGTCCGGGCGAGGTCGATCTCGAGCAAGCGCTCAACGCGAAGGATCTCCGGCTCGTCGCGAGGATCCGCCGGCGCGCCTGGGTCGCCGCGTATGAGACGACGACGAGCGGCGACGACGGCGAGATGGTCGTCGCAATGCATGAGCTCGACGGGATCATCCTCGACGAGATCGTCGACGAGCTCGAGACGTGAGCGATCTCCGCTCGAGCGACGCCGCTCGGCGAGCGATGCGCCGCTACCTCATCGCTCGGGACGGGCTCGCGTGCGGGCGCTGTGGAGATCCGATCGATCCGCGCGAGACCGCATCGCTCGGGCATATCGTCGCGCGCGCGCTGGGCGGATCCGACTCGCCGGCGAATCTCCGACTCGAGCATCTCGCGTGCAACCTGGGCGCCGGCGTCGATCGCGATCGCGCGCGAATCGTCGAGCTCGCCGATCTCGCGCCGGTTTTTCATCATGCGCGCATCGCTCCGGCAG